CAGAATAAACAGGTTCGTGTTCGTGGTAACATGAATGTCTTTGTTGATGGTGACGCATCTTTATATGTTCGTGGTAGTATGGATGCTCAGGTTGATGAGAATCTAAAGTTCAATGTCGGTAAGAACATCGACTTCCATGCTGGTAAGAACATCCGTATGTTTGCAAATGAATCTATTGAGATGACAGCACAGACAACTATGACACAACAGTCTGTTGGAAAGTTCTTACAACAATCCGTAGATGATATGCAAATCGTTACGAGTGCCAACTTTACAAACTCCGTTCATGGTAACTATGACATGGTGCTGGATGGTAATTCCCTCACAGATATTAAGGGTACACTTACTACCAACATCACGGGTGCGGTTGCATTGAACACAGAAGCAACTTACACTGTCGCATCAACTGGTGCAATGGTACTTGACACTGCTGCTGCATTGAACATTGGTTCGGGGGCTGCAATGAATCTATCTGGTTCTACTATTGACTTGAACTCTGTTGCCAGAAGTGCGGTAACGATCACTCCTATTGTACCTCGCATAACTCCATCCCCTGCTGTTGGTTCTGACATTACACCAGAAGTAACATTCATGGATACTGGTGATATTGCAACAGGCATTCTACCTTGGAGTATTACTGTTGATGAGTATGAGCTTGATACGTTCTCTACTAAGATTGATGCAATGAAACTTGCAGAGATTAAAACTGAGAAGACATTCCTTCCTCTATCCGAATCAGATGACTTCTTTGCAAGTGATGATGAAGAGAAGACTGACAGTGAAATTAAATCCGCAATTGAATCGGGTGAGGTTATGCCATCATCCTTCTCAGACTACTCTTACAATTCATTGACAGGAAAAATTAATACCACTGGTGCGAGTCGCAAGGCAACATCACTCCCTCGTATTCCAGATGAGGGTGAGGAACATGGTGAGTCGGGTTCTGACTTTATATCGACCCCAACCGCAACTTCTGTAACTGCTTCAACTGAGATTGCACAATCAGACTTTAAGTATGATGCTGCTGGTGATGTCATTGGTGGAGTGAACTACTCTCTTCCTCTATCTACACACTTCACACTTGGACAACTATCTAAGAACTCAGTTGTTGCCTCATCTAAAATTGCAACAGGTGGTAACTTGGGTAACACACAGAAACAAATTATCGACAAACTTAAAACTCTTGCGGTACATACTCTAGACCCAATCAAAACTCAATATCCAGATATGATTGTTACTAATGCTTACAGGGGTAAGTCTGGTACTAGTCAACATAACATTGGTGAGGCCGCAGATATTCAGTTCTCAGGATTGTCGAAGTCTGAGTACTTCGCAAGGGCACAGTGGATTAGAGAAAATATTCCACACGACAAACTGATTCTTGAATATAAGAATACAGGTTCGGGACTTCCTTGGATACATATATCCTGTAAGGATTCTGGAAACGCTGCAACTATTTTAACAATGTATAACCATAAGAACTATAAGGACACTGGTAAGTTTTACCAGTTGGCATAGAAGATGCCATCAATTTCTAGAGTGGGTGACGCATTGAGTACAGGACATGGGTGTAGTGCTGCGTCAACTATTGACACATCTAATACTGATGGGACTGTTAAAGCGAACGGAATAAATATAATAGTTGTTGGTGCTCCAACAGTTTCACATACGCACACTGGTGACAGTTGTCAGGTATCTCATGTAGTCACACTGTCTGCTGGGTCTGGTACTGTTAGTATTAATGGTAAGAAGGTGGGTAGAGTGACAGACGCAATTGATGCTGGTGCAATGACAGCAGGCAGTGGAAATGTATCCGCTGGTTAAGGAGAAATGAATGTACGAATATAAATGTAAGATAGTTAAAGTGGTTGATGGTGACACCACAGATGTTGACATTGACTTAGGGTTTGGTGTTTGGTTACACAAGCAACGAGTTAGGTTCTTTGGTATCGACACACCAGAATCTAGGACAAGAGACTTAGAAGAAAAGAAGTATGGACTCGCATCAAAGGAATATGTTTTGGATGCCATGCCTGTAGGTTCGACCCAAACCTTAGTGACTGTCAAAGATGGTAAGGGAAAGTATGGTAGAATCCTTGGCAAGTTTAGATTAGAAGATGGTAGTATTCTTAATGACAACATGATTGCAGAACATCATGCAGTGGCTTACTTTGGACAATCAAAGGAAGACATTGAAGATGAACATATTGCAAACCGATCTTTCATTAATCTCTAGTTTTCGTTATAAATAGAATCAAGGAGATTTAAAAATGGCGTTGACCCCAAGTTCTTTTACTGATGCAGCTGCATCGAAGTCCAGAAGCACTAAAGTGTATAAGGATATTAGTTTGTCTTTTGCCAGACACCCCGTCACTGGCGACATTGCTAAACTAACAGATTCAGATGCAGTAAAGAGAAGTGTAAGGAATCTCATTAACACAGATTTCTATGAACGTCCTTTTCATCCAGAGATTGGTTCTAACATTCGCAAGACATTGTTTGAGCCTGTGGATGTGTCAACTGCTGAGAATTTATCTACATACATTGAAGAGTGTATTACGAACTTTGAACCAAGGGTTGAATTATCTTCTGTACAAGTAGACGCTACCAGTGATATGAATGGGTACAATGTTATTATCGAATTCAATCTTATAAATTCTGAAACTGGACTTGAGACTTTAGAGATAGGTATGGAGAGGTTACGATAATGTTAAAACAATTAGAAGAGAAGAGTAAGTAATATGGCAACTAAACTACAAGTCACTGAGTTAGACTTTGATCTAATCAAAGACAACCTCAAGACATACATGAAAAACCAGACTGAGTTTTCGGACTACAATTTTGAAGGTTCTGGTATGTCGCAAATTATTGACCTTCTTGCATACAACACTCACTACCTCGCAATGAACGCCAACTTTGCAATGAACGAAGCATTCTTAGATAGTGCAACTCTTCGTTCATCTGTTGTCTCTCACGCAAAGGGACTTGGGTACACTCCCCGTTCTGCTAGAGCTCCTGTTGCATATGTTGATGTCACTTTAAATTCCTCGACTGCGAACAGTGCAACTCTTGCCAAAGGTACACGATTCACTACAAAGGTGGATGGTAGTACATTTGGATTTGTAGTGAACGAAGACATATCTACTACTCCAACAAATGGAGTGATGAGATTTATTAACGTGCCGATCTATGAAGGTACTCTTATCACATCTAGATACACTGTTGATTTGAATAACATCGAACAGAAGTTTTTGATTTCTGATGATCGTGGCGACACTACCACATTAAAGGTATCTGTACAAACCTCTGGAAGTGATGTGTCAACCACAACTTACACTCTTGCAACTGACATCACTCAAGTGACTTCTGGTGCTAAAGTATACTTCCTCCAAGAATCTACAGATGGAAAATTTGAAGTATACTTCGGAGATGGTGTTGTTGGTAGTTCAATCTCCAATGGCAACATCGTTCAACTTCAATATGTTGTAACAAACAAAGACAAGGCCAATGGTGCAAAATCATTTTCTACAACATCTGTCTCTGGTGAAACTGATGTTACTGTTGCGTTACTTGTTGCAGCATTAGGTGGTGCAGAACCAGAAAGCATTTCATCTATTAAGTTTAACGCTCCTCTTGATTATTCCTCACAGGGTAGAGCAGTAACTACACAAGATTATAAAACAATACTCCCTACAGTATACGCAGGAACTCAAGCAGTTCAAGTATGGGGTGGTGAAGATAATGATCCTCCTATCTATGGACAAGTATTCCTTTCTGTAAGAACGAAGTCTGGGACTAACTTAACACAGGCTCAAAAGAATAGTATCGCAGTTGATTTAAAGAAATATAACATTGCATCTATTCGTCCAACATTCGTAAACCCATTAATCACAAAGATTAAATTAAAGGTTGACTTTAAATTTGATAGTAAGACTACTACAAAGACTGTGGGTGATTTAGAAACTCTTATTAGAAGTACACTCGCAACTTATAATTCTGGCGACTTGTTAAACTTTGATGTTGTGTTTAGACACTCCAAAATTTCTGGATTGATTGATGCCACTGATACTTCAATACTTTCTAACACTACAAGACTGACACTTAATCAGATTATAACTCCAACATTGAATGCATCAACTCAGTATGTTATTGACTTTAACAATGCATTGTACAATCCACACTCTGGACATAATGCTACCTTGGGTGGTATTACTAGTTCTACTGGATTTACTATTGCTGGAAACACTAACACACTTTATATTGATGACGATGGTAATGGTATTATCAGAACTTACTATCTAGTTGGTGGACAGACTAGAACTTATGTTGACGCATCAGCTGGAACGATTAATTATGCTTCTGGAAAAATAGTACTTACAGATTTAAATATTACTTCTGCAACTAATACTGATGGAACGATATCAGTTGATATTCTTCCTGCATCTAACGATGTTGTTTCTGTTAGGAACCAATTGTTAGAAATTGATTTAACAAATACAACTGTTAGTGGTACTGTAGATACTGTTGCGGCAGGTGGTTCTTCTGCTGGTACAGGTTACACTACTACACAAAACACATACTAGCAAGGTTTTTAGATGACTAGTTCGACTTTAAAAAATAAAGTATCACCACATATACAAGATCAGTTGCCTGGCTTTATCAAGTCAGACCATCCCCTGTTCGCTTCGTTCTTAAAACATTACTATGAGTTTTTAGAATCGGGTGAACTTGTTGTATCTGGGTCTAATGATTATGTAATAGAAGAGACTATCACAGAGAATTTTATTCTTAGTGAGGATGGTGTAAAGGTTGTTCTTGAATCGTCTATAGGAAAGTTTACTGCTGGTGAAATTATCACTGGTTCCAAATCTAAAGCAACTGCAACAATACTTGTTGATGACTTCGATGCGAATAATAGATTATTCATAACCTCTCAACAGAGATTTGAAACTGGTGAAATAATTACAGGTGCTACCTCTGGTGCAACCACTACTGCTGTTTCATATCGCGCAAACCCTGTTCAAAATATTCAACAACTATTAGAATATGCAGATGTTGATAATACAGTTTATAGTTTTCTTGATAAGTTTAGAGATTCCCTTATGGAGTCCATCCCCAATACCTTAGCAGAAGGTACTGAGAAAAGAAAACTTATCAAGAGTATTAAAGACTTGTACGCAGCAAAGGGTACTGCTGATGCACACAAGTTATTCTTTAGAATTCTTTTCAACGAAGAACCAGAGATAATTTATCCTAGAGATAATATACTACGAGCTTCTGATGGCGAATGGTCAACAGACAAAGTAATTCGAATTTCTGAAACTGGAAACTCTGACTTCTCAAATGCTGTTGGTGAATTTGTAACTGGTTCAACTTCTGGTGCAAAGGCAATTCTCATAACTGTTATTAAGTTTAGAGAAGGTGCGACTGACATTGCAGAACTTAGTCTTGACGAAAACTCTATCGTTGGAACCTTCATCACTGGTGAGGTTATTCTTTCAACTGACACTAATCAAGATTTAGAAATTGGTGGTGTAGTAAAGGGTATTGTTACAGGACTAACTCTTACTGACACAGGTTCATATTATAATATTAATGATACAATTACTATTGGTTCTGGTGGTAATAATGCTGCAACTGGTAGAATAGAATCTGTTCAGCCTGGCGATGTAGATGATATTTTAATTGAGAGTGGTGGTACTGGATACGCAATAGGGGATAACCTTGTATTCAATCTCTCAGATACATCTGGAGATGGACTTGTTGCAAAGGTTGCTGTAGTTGGTGGTGGTATTAGTTTAGAAACAGACACCTCTCCAGATCAAATTGTTACTGAAGATAATCAAAATATTTTATTAATTCGTAATGACAATTTCGAAATAGAAGATGGTACACTTGGTAATTCTTATGTATTACTCGCAGACGGCGATAACATTGTATTAGAAGATAGTGGATTATTATTAACTGAAAAGTCTGCTTTAGAATATGCACTAGAAGAAGGTACTACACAAGACTTCACTGGTGATGTTATCATGGAAGATGGTAATCAGCTTCTTAGAGAAGAAGCAGATATTTTCTTCAGTACACTAGAACAAACTGTGGGTGAATTAGACCATCTTGTAATGGAAGATGGAGTCCAGATTGTTCTGGAACCTCAGACTTTTGTAGACTTGGGTGTTTCTTCTGAAGTGGGTGAGATTACAAAGTTAAAGATAATTAATTCTGGTGATGGTTTCTTAAAGACACCAACTGTCACTGTCTCTTCTAGTGGTGGTTCGGGTGCAGAACTATATGCCCTCTCCACTCAATCTCCAAGGATTGGTTCGATAGGTGATGTTTCAATAACAAACTTCGGTTTGGATTATATCGCCCAACCTACTGTATCCTTTAATAGAAACTTTACCATCAAGGACTACTCTGGTACATTCGTTACTGGTGACACTTTAACAAGTCATGTTGGTACAGTAATAAACTTTGACAGTACTAGGAATTTATTAAAAGTAAGAACTGATGTTACACTAGATGATGGTGATGTTATCACTACAATCACTGGTGCTACTGCTACAATCGTACAAGCTGACTTTGCAATTGGTACTGTGAACATTGGTACTATCGGTGCTACTATTGGAGACTTCGTAACTGATCGTGGTAAACTTTCAACTGAAAGCATGAAGGTTCAAGATAGTTATTACTATCAAGATTATTCATATGTTGTTCGTGTTGGTGAGTCCATTAACTTGTGGAGAGATTCCATTAGACGTTCTGTTCACCCTGCTGGTTGGAACGTATTCGGTGAAGTATCTTTTGCAACTCAAGTGGGTGCAACGATTAAAGTTCCTGCTGCTGGTACAGTCAGTGGATTTGCTGGTGCAGAAAGATTCTCTCCAGAACTTGCATCTACATTCACTAACTTATTCACTACAATATTTGGTAGACGTTTGGGTACTGCTACAGGCACGACTCAAAGAGTTAGTGCCTTGGTGGGTGTTGCTTCCCCAAGTGATTTAACTAATAACACAAGAGATGTTACGTTAACAAGTGACATCAGTGTGAAAATGAATATTGGAAGGGGCGCACATCTTACAGGCCCAACACTAGAGAATGTTGCACACTATGCATTCTCTGTACATCCAACTAGTTCTTCTGTTGTTATACCGAATCATCGTGATCCAAGTGGACGGGTTGCAACCACAGGTAACAACCAATCACGCGATCAATACACACTCGCACAAATTGGATACATTGGAATTAGGGAGATAGTGAATGCAGATGGAACTATTCCAGCAAGCGCATTTACAAAAAGAATTAACTTCATGCCTCCGTCTGAGATATATGTCTCTAGGGCAGGACTGACTAATGCCTTTGATAATACATTCGTATCATTCGATGATGGGATTCAAAGGTTCGATGAGGATGGAAACACTAGAGATACTGAAGGTAACTACGCAACTTCCTTCGATCAGACTACTTTCGGTTTCGATGAAACGGCAACTAAATTTGACATTGGGTTTGATTAGTCGTATAAATAACTATAAGAATAGAATAGGGGAATTTTAAAAATGGCATATCAAGCATTAGGATTAGGCTCAGTTGCAAATGACGGCACTGGTGATTCTTTACGCACTGGTGGCGACAAGGTTAATGATAACTTCGTAGAAATCTACACCAAGTTTGGTGATGGTTCTACCTTAGCATCTAACGTAAACATTACAGGTAATGCTGCGACTGCAACCACTCTTGCATCTTCAAGAAATATTGCTGGGGTAGCATTCAATGGTAGCGCTGCAATTGCTATCGCAAGTACAAACCTGAGTGACACTGCATCCATCTGTCTTGCTGCTAATACACTAACACTCACAAACAAAACTTTGACTTCACCTATCGTTGGTGGAGATGTGACAACTGCATCAGGCAATCTTTTGATTAACTCGGCAACACAGATTGTAGAAGTTAAGGGTGATGGTTCATCCGTTGAGGGTATGATTAAACTTAACTGTCATGCGAACTCACATGGACAAACAATTAAACCACAACCACATAGTGCAAGTGTAACTAATACAAGTTTACTTCCTGCTGGTGCAAGTTCTACATTGGTAAGTAAAGTATCTGCTGATATCCTTACTAACAAAACTCTTGCAGACTTGAAGACAAGTGTACAGACACTTTCTGGTGCTGGTGCAATTGATGTAGTAACTGGTGTAACAGAAGTTACAACAACTGCTGCTGATGCATTGACACTTGCTAACGGAACTGTAGGACAAATTAAAATCATTGTGATGAAAGTAGATGGTGGTGATGGTACTATTACTCCAGTGACATTTGCTGGTGGTTCAACTATTACTATGAACGATGCTGGTGACAGTGTTATGCTTACTTACGCAACCACAATCGGTTGGGTACTTGTTGCAAACAATGGTTGCACCATTGCTTAATAAAGGATAAATACAAATGGCAATTGATACAATTAAATCTACAGCAGTACTGGACGGGGCAATCGCTACGGCAGATATTGCAGATGCTAACATAACAACTGCAAAGATTGCAGATGCTAACATAACAACTGCAAAGATTGCAGATGATGCAGTAACGGCAGACAAACTTGCTAACTCAATCAATACATCTATTGCAGTTGGGGCATCTGCACTGCCAAAGGCAGGCGGTACTATGACGGGCACTATTGCTGATTTTCGTTCAACAGGTATTGATGATAATTCTAATGCTCTTGCTATGACTATTGATGCGAATGAGAACGTGGGTATTGGTGTAACGCCAGAGACAGATTGGCACAGCAGTATAGATGCGCTTCAACTTGGTGCTGGTGCAAGCATTTATGGAGATACTACGGCAACGGGCAATCAGATTAGTTCTAACGCTAGAGCCACTGCTGGTTCGTCTTTAAGTGGTTATAAATATATAGCCACAGATAAAGCGTCCACATATCAACAGTACGATGGGCAGCATAATTTTAGAGTAGCAGCATCAGGCACAGCAGACGCAGCGATAACTTGGACTGATGCTATAAAGATTGATAACGATGGCAGAACTAACGTAGGCACTGGTAATAACCTAGGTGACACAACTCTAACTGTTGAGTCTAATACAGGAGGTAGTGTGCGCGGCCCTAACCCTTTGGCGGTTAGCAACACCAGAGGGTCAGCATCAACAGACTATTCCATTATTTTCTATCGCGCTGGTAATATTGTAGGGTCGGTTCAAACATCACTTTCTGCAACGTCATTTGTAACATCCTCAGATTACCGCCTTAAAGAAAACGTCACACCAATATCAGGTGCTACAGCACAGACTAAGCTACTCAAGCCTTGTAACTTTGATTGGATTGTTGGCGGCAACGTCAATGGCTTTATAGCGCATGAACTAGCAGAGGTTGTACCAGAGGCGGTCACTGGCACTAAAGATGCCATGATGGACGAAGAGTATGAAGTAACTCCCGCTACCGACACAGAAGCAGCAGTCATGGGTATTCGCTCGGTTCCTGATATGCAAGGCATTGACCAAAGTAAACTTGTACCTTTGCTTGTGAAAACAATTCAAGAACTTGAAGCTCGAATCACTGCATTGGAAGATGCATAAATAAAAGTATAGAATATAGGAAAAAACAATGGCAGCAATTATAACAGAACATTTCAGACAGCATAATGCAGAACAATTTCACGAATCGTTCTCAGAAGCTGCAGCGACAACTTATTATCTATTCATTGGTAAGAGCTCTCCGTTTACAACAACGACATCTGGTGGTGATGACAGTTCACCCCCTGTACCTGTTGATGATGTAACAACGGAACATTACAAATGGGATTCTATGCTTGCTGCTAAACTTATCTCATCATCTGATGTTTCATTTGCTTTACCTAGAAGGAACTGGGCAAACAGTACAACTTACGATATGTACGAACATGACATTAGTTCATCAAACACTACAACCAGTAGTGCAACAAATCTTTACGCCAGTACATTCTACTTTATGACTTCTGCTTATAGAGTTTATAAAGTGCTTGACAATAATGGTGGAGTTGCATACAGTGGTTCAGAACCTACATCTGAAACTTCAACTCCTTTTGAGTTGGGTGGTTACAGATTGCAATACATGTACAAGATTACAACTTCAGAAGTTACAAAATTCTTGACATCAGATTTCATGCCAGTAAGTACAGACACATCTGTATCTGGTGATGCAGTGGATGGTGCATTGGATGTTGTGCGTACTGTTGCTGGTTCTGGTTACACAAACGGAACTTACTATTCTCCTGTTGATGGAGATGGTGCAAATGGTATTGTAAAAATTATAGTCTCTGGTGGTGCAATTGTAAAACAAGGTTCAGCTGGTACAAACATGTACACAGTCGGTACTGGATATAGATTTGCAAATGTAGACTTGACAAACGTGTATAGTAATACTGCATTAAGTACTGCTGCGAATATCGGTAGTGGAACTGGTGGTTCAGTTCAACCTATCATTTCACCAAAGGGTGGACATGGTAAGGATGCAGTACACGAACTAGGTGGACACTTTGTAATCACTAACGTAAAGTTAGAACAGAATGAAGGCGCAGACTTTACTGTTTCAAACGACTTTAGAGAAGTTGGACTTGTAAAGAATCCATTCAACTTTGGTACAACAACTGTAGCAACAGCCTCAACTGCAAGACAAACTTCCAAGATTACCTTGAGTGGTGCTCCGACTACTGCATATCAAATAGATGAAAAGATTACTCAATCTGTCACAGGTGCGGTAGGTAAAGTTGTTGAGTTTGATTCTACTAATAACATCATATATTATCAACAAGAAAAATATGCAAACTATGGACTCCATGCAAATGGAAACTTGGTTGCATTTAGTGGTACTAATGTTATCACTGGTGCGACTAGTAATGGAGTCGCAACTGCGGCTACATACGCAACACCAGAACTACAGCCCGACAGTGGTAAGGTTATCTATGTAGAGAATAGACGACCAATTAGTCGTGCGTCAGACCAAACAGAAGATATTAAAATCGTAGTGGAATTCTAAACAATGGAAAATACAAATCTTAATGTAGCCCCGTATTATGATGATTTTGCAGAAGACAAAAACTTTCATAGGGTTCTCTTTCGTCCTGGCTTTTCAATCCAAGCAAGAGAGTTAACTGCACTTCAATCTATCCTTCAGAACCAAGTCGAAAGACATGGTAGACATATGTTCAAAGAAGGAACTATTGTAATCCCAGGCGCAACTGGATTTACAACTGAATACTATGCAGTTAAATTAGAAGGACTTCTAGAAACAACAGAAGTATCAAGTTACATTCAAGATTTTGTGGGCAAGAGAATCACTGGTTCTGCCAGTGGTGTTGTTGCAGAAGTTATTCAAGCAACCGCAGCAACAACAACTGACCCTATCACCCTATTTGTAAAGTATGTTGCAACAGGTACAGACAATGTAACAACTGTTTTCAACAATGGCGAAAAGATATCTGCTGATGGTACTGTTGGTTCCTTTGGTAGTGGTATTGCTTCTGCACAACTTCAGGCCAGTGATGCAACTGCTATCGGTTCTTCTGCAAATATTGAAGAAGGTGTTTACTTTGTTCGTGGACATTTCGTTAAGGTTGCAACACAAAGAATTATTCTAGACAAGTATACAAACACTCCAAACTATCGTATTGGTTTGACTGTTACAGAAACCTTAGAGACACCAGAAGAAGATACATCTCTTTTGGACAATGCACAAGGTTCTTCAAACGTAAATGCAAAGGGTGCTCACAGATTAAAGATTACACTTACTCTTGCGAAACTTGCTTTAGATTCAGTTGATGACGGAGACTTCATCGAACTGCTTAGAACAAATACTGGTGTCGTACAACAAAAAGCAAGAAACACAGAATACTCTGTTATCGGTGAAACACTTGCTCGTAGAACTTATGACGAATCTGGTGATTACTCTGTACGTCCTTTCCAAATTGACATTCGTGAGACATCGAATGATGGATTGAATAATGGTATCTACGACCCATTAGCAACTACTGATGACCAAAACTCTGCATCTGATGACTTCTTGACAATTCAAGTTGCGCCAGGCAAAGCATATGTTCGTGGTTATGAAGTAGAAACTATTTCTCCAAGATACATTGATGTTCCTAAACCAAGAAGTTTTGAAAACTACAATGCCGCAGTTACCCCTGTAGAGGTTGGTAACTTTGTTCGTGTAACAAATGCATACAGTTCTCCAGAAATATCTCCATTCATCTCTGGAGACCTTTCAGAACCTTATAGACAGATTGGTTTGTTTGATACTAAAACTTCCTCTGCTGGTTCTAAGTCTGGTGCTCAGATTGGTGTTGCTCGTGCAAGAGCATTCGAACACTTCTCTGGTGTTGCAAACTCTCAAAGTGAATTTGGTACAGACGCACAGTATAACCTTTACCTCTTTGATATTAGAATGTTTACAAAACTCACAATGAGTGGTACTCCTTCTGCTATCCCTGTTGCTGGTGATAAGATTACTGGTGTAAGTACAGGTGCATATGGTTTTGTAGTTGCCCATGAGGTTGACGGAACGACAGACGTTACAAGTTCAACGACTATCACGATTGCTACTGTTACTGGTACATTCACTTCTGGTGAAAAGGTAACATGTTCTAGTTCTGCTGAGACTGATGAGATATTAGAAAATAGTTCAAATGCAGACTTAACACTTTCGGCTGTTAGTTCTTTTGACTTTAGTAGAGTTAAACAAACTTACATGCCTTCCACAGATAGTGGAACAGACCCACACTTTACATCTGATATTGTTCTTGAAACAAGTACAACTATCGCAGGACTTAACACAATTCTTACTGGTGATAAAGATGCGGTTACTGGTTTCCAAACAGACTATGGTACAGAACTAGAAGTTGGAGATATTATTTCTATACCTTCTGGCGCGGCTGGTGCTTTGGAAGAAAGAAGAGTGGATGCAATTTCTGGACAGACTTTAGATTTGAGTGCTGATGTCACTAACGCAGTATCCTCAGTTGGGTTTGTTCGTAAGAGAGCAAACCTTCGTGATCAAAATAAAAACATACTTCTTCGTAAGTTGCAAAAGAATTCGATTAAAACATTAAAGACAGGATTGAACAACGGAGTCTCAGACTCTTCAGTTGTTATCCGTAGAACTTTTGTTGGAACTTCAAACTCTGGTGGCGACCTTTCGTTCTCTGTTGGTGCGAATGAAACCTTCAATGCAATATCTAATACCGATTATGTTATTACAGTGTTAACTGCTGGTACTGGTGGTACTGCTGTTGCTGGTGATAAAATTGATTTAACAAATGCACACATAGTCTTTACTGGTGCTGGTACTGGCTCCATTCAGATTGGAGATGGTACTGATTCTCCATTTGGTGATGGCGCAACAGTAAGACTTATTACTACAGTGACAAGAACCACAGTTCAAGAAAAATCTAAAACAAGAACTAGAATGCACCAAGTACTCGTTCATAATGCTGGTATTGGTGGTGCTGCAAAATATGGTACTTCTGCACACCAATCCGATATTTCATTAGGTGTCGCAGACATTCATAAGCTATGGGCAGTGTTTGATTCTGAGAGTGCTTCAACAGACCCCGTACTTCCTCAATGGACAGTAACAGGTGCAACTGGTAACTTCTTACAAGGTGAATTGATTACTGGTGGTACGTCTGGTGCAAAGGCAAGAGTTGTAAATACAATTTCTCCTGTGACATTCGTTCCAATCAACAACACATCCTTTGAAGCGGGCGAAACAATTACTGGTGCAGAGAGTGCTAAAACTGCAAGTCTAGATACCTTTACTGCTGGTTCTAGAATTATAACAAACGACTTTGTTTTGGATAATGGACAAAGAGATAACTTCTATGATATTGGTAGGATTATTCGTAAACCAAATACAGTCGCTCCTGTTGGACGATTGATTGTTGTTGCAGATTACTTTACTCATGGTACAGGAGACTTCTTTAATGTTGACTCATATAGTGCTATTAGTTACAAAGAGATTCCAACATATTCAGCAACTCGCGTTGACCCAGAAGTTGCAGACCCTACTGGTGAATATGACTTGCGTGACACAGTGGACTTTAGACCCCGTGTTGCCGATGCAACTACAGCAACTCAGACTATTCAAACTCAAACTGTTTACAGAGTAACTTCGTATTCCTTTAATATGGAGTCGCGTTCTTTTGCTGGAACAGGATCATCAACAATATCAATACCAAAAGACAATTCAAATTTCATCTATGACTTAGACTTTTATGTTGGAAGAAAGGATTCTCTATTCATTGCTGCTGATGGTAAATTCAAAGTGGTTAGTGGTGCAGATT